TATCAACGGATTCATCACGGGTCATTACTGGCTCTAATGTGGTCTTATCGAATAATGTAAATACAGCATCAGTGTATGTTGTAAAAGGCTCCGCTTTTTCTTTGGAAGCCCAAGAAGTAAGGTTACCAACCGGAGTTACCTCAGTAGATGCATCTTCTGGGTCAGTGTACCATTTGTTGTTTACATAGTCATAGGAAATAGTCGGATAGCAAGTTTCTGTACCAGTACCAGTTCCAACCCTAAGAGTACCATCAGAATCCGCTACAATGCCCAAATCGTCAGTTCCGTTATACTTATTTATAACAAGACCAGATAAATTAGAACCAAGTGAAGAACTGTTATTTGCACGTAATGTAATTGTATCAGCCTGAGATACAACTTCTTCTTCATCAACAGTATGTGTAGTTCCGTCTACCCATAAGTCGCCTTTTATAGCAACTGTTCCGTCAATAACTGTATCATCTTCTACGGCTAATTTACCGTGAACGACAGAAGAATCACCAAGGTGTGTAATTGGGTATGTAGTAACATCTTCAACTGTTTTAGTACCATTGTATTCTGTAATAGCAGACTCTGCAATAAGGCAGGTGCTGTTTGATAATGCACCGTTAGTAGCATGTTCTACTGGGGTATGGTATTCATTTACCAATTCATCATCAGAAACGGAAACATAATCCCTTGCATTACCATAAGAGTACTCTGAAACACCACCACCTGCGTCATGTGTTTTCGGCAGCTCCAGTCTGTCAGTTCTCAATTCAACAACTGCAAGGCGTTCATAAGAAACATATTCTGCAGTAAGCTGATAAACTTTCAAAGTACCAGGGATATAAAACTGTGAAGTTGTGTCATCATAACCAAGCAATGTATATGTGTTCAACTTTTCCGGTACATAGTAATAAGGCATATAATGGTCGCCTAATGGGGAAATAGTGAGTGGTGCCGGATTTTCTTCATTTACATAAAGGCTGTAATTTACTATACCGTCAGATTTTACCCTCAGTCTAAGTTTACCGTCATCATATGAAATGTCAAGTATGCCATCAAGCGTAGTTTCAGAAGCAGAAATGTAAGCCGTGTTTTTAGCTTTCAAAATGTTTACTGACCACTTGTCATTTGTAGAATAAACACCTGACAACTGTACAAGAGCATTATCATAGTTTGGTACATCAATAGAATAATGGCTTTCACCTTGTGGGTCAGCATTCAGTTTTCCGTTAGTAGAAATGGTATGTGTCTTTATGCTGTCAATAGTTGAACGAGTAAACTCAGCTACGGTTGACTTTACAATGTTTGCGTCTACTTCTGTAGATGTTGTTTTGTCAGCTGTGATCTCTCTTACTGTAATTGTATCAGAAGACAATGAATGAATGTCGCCGTTCATTACGGTTGCAGTTCCTATGTCGGCATTATCAATAGTTGCTTTGTCAGTAACCCGTAACTTTTCTGTTACAACATCATCAGAGTTTACTGTATCTGCCGTAACGGTATCGGCAGTAACTGTATTAGTAGAAATGTTTGTAGGATTGAATGTATCAGTGTGTAATGTACCAACTGATAATTCATTTACTTTGTTTGCTACTGTAAGATTAGAAAAAGACGCATCAGTAGCCTTTACTTCATCGGCTTCTACTTTAGTAGCATCAATGGTATCAATTTCTGCAGAGTTTCCAGTAAATGTGTTTGACTTTACAGTGTCTGTTTCAATGTTATCGGCAGTAAGCTTTTGGTTTACTGCAACATTATCAGCAATAACACATTCAGTAATTACTTGATTAGAAAGCTCATCAACTTTAGCTTCTACATTAGTAACTCTTTCATCAAGCTTTTCAATGTCCTGCTTTATTGGTACAAGTTCATTCTTTGGAATAGACTTCATCTGATTGTAATAACTATTTCTGTTCTGAACCATTATAATGTTTTCCTTTTATTTTATTATGCAATATTTTTCTTTGTTGTTCTGAAAATACAGTAAAGACACAAAGTGTCCCATAACTATATATAATGGATTCTACTAGTAACTAGAATAACTAGATCTGATTATATATAGTTATGGGACACAGTCCCAACAGTATTTTTGGATAACAAACAAAAAGAAAGGCCACCCATTTCTGAGCAGCCTTTCATTTATTTTTGGTTGATTTTTGTTACTGATTAGAGAGAAGCAACACCAGCAGATGCAGTCTTGCGAAGAGCAAAGTTTGCATATACGTTTGCTGAAATTGTCAACTCAGGACCGTACATACCAGAAGTACCGGGCTCAACAGTAAAGAGCTTGTCAATGTTGATTTCAGCACCTACGCGGTCACCGAATCCACCATCACCAACAGCCTCAATATCAGCCTTGCCAAGTGAATCGTTTGCTACAGGATCGAGAGCCTTAGAAACGTTGCCCATATCATAGAGCTTGAGGTCGTCCATTTCGAACATCCAAGCTTTATCTTCAGGACAGTAAGGATCAACAACTGTACGACCAATGAATGCATCAGAGAATGCAACACCGAGCTTGTTGTAACCAGCTGTAGCTGACTGCTGTGAAGGATTAGCTTCATTTGTAGCCTGCCACAAGTTTCTCTGAATACCAAGTTCAGCACCAACTTTCTCAAATGTTTCATCGTTGATTACGATAATGTCATTGATACCGCCAGCACGTTTTGTTTTCTTCAAGAGAGAAACAAGAGCGTCTGTAAGGCGAGTATTTCCAGATGCAGCAGCCTTTACGAACTGACCAGCAAGACGTGAAGGAGCAACTGAACGGTCAACACCACGGAAGTCTGTAGCAATGTAAGAAGCCCAAGTATTACCTGTACGATCTTCGAAGTAAGGAATGATGTCAGGAAGACCTTCGATACCACTGAATACGTTACCAGTACGTGCTGTGTAAAGTTCGATATAGTCACCAGCAGAAAGTGAAACACCAACCAAACCAGTCTGACAGTCGAATGTAATATCGTTGTCGTCAATGTTAGTTACAGTTGCATATGCACCAGAACCGTAAAGAGTACCAGTAGGTGTACCTTGAGCGAATACGATACGTGAACCAACATCAAGTTTGATTGCACCAGCAGAAGTAATAGTAAGTGTATTACCAGTTGCTGCAAGAGTAGCAGAAGCTTTTACAGTGTCGATAACACCAGCTTTACCACCGTAAAGATACATTGCCAAAGTTTTTGACAAACCATCGAATGCACCAGCCATCTTGTTGTTCAATGCTTTCATGTAAGCACCCTGCTCTTCTGCAGTTGAAAGAATTTCAGGCTGATTGATGTTGAAAAGACCAAATGCGTAACCAGGTTCCATTGCCCATTCAAGGTTACGAACACCGCCTGTCTGGTTTGTTGCTACAAGGTTGTAGTTTGAACCAAAGTTACCACCATTACCATACTGAGCAGAATAGCGGATTTCCTTTCCACCAGTCCAGCTCTCCTTCTGAATGTCGTGAAGGATAGGAGAGTTCTGGTACTTGTTGTTGTATACACCTTTCATGTATACAGTCTTCAAAAGTGCCTTGATATAGGCATCATTCACAATTCCCATTATAGTTTTTCCTTCCTATTATATTTATTATACGGTATAGGTACCGTAATTAGTTTCTTGTTGAGTATTCGTCGAATACTTTTGATAATTCTTCTTCAGAAGGAACTTTTTCTTCCTCCTGAGAACCTTCTTCTTCATCTTTTTTATCTTCGACTTTGTCTTTCAAGTCTTCCAAAGCATCAATTTTGCTCTGGATTTCAGATAAAAGACTATTTACTGTTCCAGCTTCGTCAAATCCTTCTGAACCATAGCCTTCTGATTTCTTTACTTTTTCATAAAGATCATCAGGAAGTGAATAGTCTTCACCATAAAGGATAGCAGCAGCTGGCTCTAAAGGAGAATATACTTCTGAATATGAATCGCAGAAGTTTGAGAACTTCTCATCATCCTCATATTCCTCAGCTGCAGACTTGAGTCCACCGATAATAGTGTCATTGACAAGATGTTCAAGAGCAGCAATTCTAGCATCCATTGCTTCAAGTGCAGCTCTAAGTTTTACTGCCATTTCTTTATCCATTATCTTTTCCTCTTATAATTTATTATGCAGTTTTTTGCTTTTATAGTTTTATTATGCAAAAATTAGAAACCAGGCATTCTGTTCTCATATTTCATTACATAATTTACATACTGACCTTTTGAGTCTGCAGCCATAAACTCTTCAAACTCATCAGGTGTCATTTGATAATCATACCACTTATCGCCATTTACAAAGCGAACTTTACATATGTTTGTCTGTGGTTCGTACTTTACTTCAGCTATGGCTTGAGATGCTACTTCTACTTCTGTAGGAAGTCCTTTACCTGTTGTTACATTTCCAGATAGATATGAGTTATCATTGCCTTTAGCAAATGACCTTATAGAAGTTGGTGCTCTCAACATAATCTCTTGAGGAGATTTATCGAGAGCTTTTTCTACTTTCTTAGTAAGGTCTTTTATATCTTTCCAACTAGAAATTGTAGTGTAGCCTTTGTTAGTAAACTTAGGCCACTTCATTCCCCACGCCATTTGTTTTATCCTCATTATCAATTGGCTCATTTACCATTGCATCAGTTGGCTCAACTGGATTTTCTTCAATAGTTGAAGTAATGTCTCCAGCTTCTACAGCATTTGGTGCAACTCCAATTCCGCTTTCAGACTCAACTGCTTCTTCAGGCTGTTGTGTTTGGATATAACCATTTTCTTCCATCTTTGTAGCAAGATTATCTTCAAGCATTGTAAGACGCTTTATTGCTTCAAATACTTTTTCGTTGTTTTTCTTGTCATCAGTCAAAGAAGAATACAATTCATTCTGTGTAACAGTAATTTCCTGAGCCAAGTTTTCATAAGATACCCAATCAGGAACAGAGTAATCTTCCTCTTCAATAGCTCTTATAATACACTGTGATACACCATCAGCAACAGCAGAAGCATTATGATATGCATCCTCAAGGTCTGGCATATCAAGATAACGAGCAACTTTATCAGGTGAGATAAGACCAATCTGAGTAAGCTGCATAATCTGTTTGATCTTTTCAGCAGGGTCTTTACTCAATGAAGAAGCTGCAGAATATTGTACTTTGAACAAGTCAGACTGTTTCTTGATGTCCTTCCATTTCAAAGAAGAAGTGTTCAATGACTCTGGTAAAATGTCTTCATTATCAGGCAAAATCTCAATAAGAAGTTTAGCCAAATCAACGAAAGCATCTATGTAATGATCTACTTGTGTCTCAAATCTATCAGACTCAATATCTTCCATTGTCTGTAATGCAACACCAGAATCAAGACCTGATGGCTTTTTGCTCATGCTAGACAATTCAGAAATACCAATCATTTCATAAGCTGTTTTCTTGTAATAGTCTAGCAATGTCTGCCATTGTGGGTCAAACATTCTAGGAGCAACAGAAACAACTGGAGGCACATTTACTCCAGGTGGCATCTTGATACCATACACAGTACCAGCTTTGTTTGTCAAATCTTTTGGAGTTAGATTGCTTCCTTCAACTACAAATGTCTGATTTATTGGTGATATTTGTGTAGCTGCAGAAATCTGTGCATTGATAAAGTCAACTTGTGTCTGAATGCCATCAAGTTCTTGTACTACAGAAGTTGTGTTTGTTCCAAACACTGGAGATGTAAAGAACAATGAAACTAGAGGAAGTGCATCATGGTCATATGTATATTCTTTTACAACAGCAGAGTTTACTAACAATGCAATCTTCTTTTCAGCAGTTGAAATATACATCTGGAAAGTACATTTGAATGCATTTCCATTATAATCAATTCCATACTTAGTGAGCTTTGATGTTGGGAAGTTCAAGAAACGAATAAGAGCATGTTCTGCATTACCATATCTTTCTTCGCACTGTAAAGTTGATACACAATGTGCAGGAAGTGGAGTAATCTCATAAGTAATTGGGTTTACAAAAATGTAGCCCTTTCCCATTATACATGACAACTTGAATGCAGTAGCAATCTTTTTATTTATTTTCTGATTATCAAAAAGAATGTCAAAGTATTGCTGAACGTTTCTTACGGTTCTTTTTGTGTTCCAATCCCCATTTATTGCATTGAAATAAGGACGAACCTTCTGGTTACTCAGCTTTGATACAAGAGAGTCAATAACTGATTTTATAACGTTCATATATGCAGAACGTAACAAGTCATTATCAGAAGGAATATCAAAACCAATATTACGCCATTGAGTGTCCCAGCTACCTCTAAGGTCTATTGACGTATCATTGAAGTAGCGCATAAGCATGTATTCGTAATAGTCAATATTTGTATCGAGAACAGTGCGTAATTCTGAAATATAGCGTCTATCTTTACTGTCCATTATTCTGGCCTCCCATAGGTTGCATTATATTAGACAGATTGTTCTGTTTTAGTTGATTCCAAACTGGGCTGTAAACCTTGTTCTGTTGCTGTGATTGGCTCTCCTGGGATAGCTGTTCCTGCTTCATCTCCGGTTTCTTCGGCTCCTGTGGCAGGAATGTCTTCAGAAATCTTTTGTTTATCTGTTCCATTATTTATAATCTCCTCTAATGCTGCAACTTTTCTTGTGAGAGCTGCAACCAATCCTAATGTAGCTAGTGCAACATAATCAGTTTTGACTTTGTATACACCATTTTCATCTTGAACTACAGCTGAGTCTAATCCAGGAACTTTCAGCAATTCCTGAGCTACAATACCTAAATGTTCTTTATCATCAACGCCATATTCAGCAGAGAAATCTGGTTTATATTGCCAAAGATAAGAACCAATATTGTTTTTTATAAGGTCCAACTGTGTTGTTTCATCAGAAACATCTGCAACAGCTGGCTCAGTATTTGTAAGAAAATTCCAATCCATTATTTTACTAAGCCTCCAACTACGCCAGCAACATCTTTTGCTACTCCTGTACCTAATTTGAGATACTCAGTCCAACCAGGAAGACTACCTGCATATGCACGAACTGTATCTCTAATTTGCTTTTCTGTCATACCAGACTCTCTCATAGCCTCATACATATAAGGTACTTTCTTAGCGTCAACTTTTGCCATAAAATTAGCCAAATCTTTTTGCTGATTAGTAGAATATGCAAGTCTCTGCATTTCATTATCAAGAGCTTGCTGCATTCTTGCTTTTTCTTTATCTGCAGCAAATCTATTTTCACCAGCAGCTTCAGCTGTTTTCTTGTCTTGCTCTGCACGAACTTTATCAGACTCAACAGCACCTTTTTCTGCAGCAATGTTATTCATCAAATCATCATATAGCTTTATTCTTGCTTGGTCTTCTTGTTCAGCATTAGAAAGCTTATAGAAATTGATTGGAGGAATTGCACCACCAGATGCCATAGTAAGTAATGCTGACAATACAGAACCAATTTTTGAAATAACTGATTTTGGTGTCATCTTCAATTTAGCAAAATCAATTTTACCATTCTCATCAATTGTAACAAGGCCTTGCTTTTTAGCATAATCAAGAAGAGTTTCTTTCGCTTGTTCTGGTGTTTCAGGTGCTGCTTCTCCACTTACTGAAGCAATCTCATTTTCAATTTCTGTTTTTTCATTATCATCAAAAGCTTTGATTGCAGCGTCAGCTTTTTCAGTAACATCATTTGGAGCTGTAATCTTTTCTTGTGTTTCTTTCATGTTTTCACCAGTTTTCTTTGCAGCTTCCTCTGGAGCAATTTTTTCTTTTACAGCAGTCTGAGTAGTAGCAAGTCTCTGTGTTTCTGCAGCTCTGCCTTCCTGAGCTTTTGTAAGGTTTTTATTCAAGTCTGCTTTTTCTTCTTCTGACTTTGCTTCCATAATTGGCTTGTTGCCTTTTATCCAATCTTTTACATTGTCAATGGCGTTCTTTCCATCTTCGCCTTTGAATAAAAATTCTTTGAATTTATTTCCAGCCATGTTATCTACTCTCCTTAGGAATGTAGTGATGTTTCTTTATTTTAGAATTGCCATCACTCAATGCAGATGCTGCAAGTGCTGCGGCTCCCTGAGCCATTTTGCTTCTTCTGTTTGCCTGACCTTCAGCCTGTGTTGTTACAAGATTAGCTTGCTGTTCTGCAATCTTATTGAGATTGGCTTCTCTCTGTGATTCAACTGCAGCAGCCTGATTTGCTGTATCGGAATAACCCTGAGCAGCAGCATCAGCAGCAGCTCCTGCACCAGCAATAGCAGACTGTAATTTACCAGCACCACCCATCATAGCAGCACCTTTAGCTGCTTTCTTTGCCTGACCTGCTTTATCAGCAGCTGCCTGTCCAGCAGCGCCTCTGCCTTCCTGATAAATCTGTTCAGCAGACTTGGCATTCTTTTTTCTTTCCTCTAATATTTTATTTGCTTGACTGTATGCATCAGATGTATCACCACCTGACATCCAATTCTGCAAGCTGTCAAAAAATCCCATTATGTTATCTCCTTTATAGATAATTAGTTATGAAAGCTTTAGTCAACAAGATTTTCGCTAGATTTTCGTCAATGACTCCTTCAGTCAAAAAGTTTGTGACAAGTGCTCTTCTCATATAGTCATCTGAGAACATTGGACGAAGCTCTGGTAGCTTCTCTGAATGTAAATCAGTACCGTTTCTTCTAAGGAATTCTAAATAGTCTGTATATCTCATCTTATGTAAAAAATTCCCTTAGCTTTATGATAATTACTAATTCTACGAACATTATCCGTAGACCCAACATTTTTATAGAATGCGTCCTCTGCTTTCTGTAATTCTTTTTCAAGGAATGAAGTATTGATATTCAACATAGAAGCAAAGATGTATGCAATTCTATATTCCATATATGCAAACAATGTATTATTTGGATATGACAAAATAGTGTCTGGTACAAATGGTGCATAGTAATACTTACCATCGTCTGCATTTCTGAATAACATACCGAAACCAGTTGAGTCATCAGTTGTCAATGCAGATACTTCGCCTTTTGTCTCATGCCCAAAAATACAATTATAGTTCCATTCAGTTGCCTGCCAACCAGTGAATACATATACTTTTCCGTCTGCATAAGAAATAACCATATAAGGGCTGTCAACTTGAATATTTACAAAGCGGATGTCAGTGCCATCATCATTCTGTCTTGAGATGTAATCATAGAAGTCCATTCCGTCCCAAGTCATTGTCTGGCTATTGATGTCGAATACCAAAGATTTTCCAAGATATGATATTGGTCCGCTTGGCTTTGCTGTTATTGTTACTGTCTCTGTAGACTTGTCATATGTAACAGCGTTCTGGTTTGTTTTTGTATATGCAGCAGGTGTTACTTGAATCCATTTATCTGGAGCAGTAATAGTAGCTGGAATAGTAGCATATGTAATTGTCAAATCTGTATGTGTAAAGTTTGTCTTTGGATATTTGAAGATGTTGTTTTCGACTCTCCATCCACTTGTCTGCGTTCCAACAAATGTTTCTTGATGCACAGGATTTCCAGCCTTGTCTTCTACACCTAAAATAGTGTAACAGTCAGGAGGCAAAAATGTATCTTCATTTACTGTAATCTTGTTTACAAATGCTTTTGAGTGAGTAACTAGAACATCATAAATATCTCTGTATGCGTTATTCAAAACAGTAGTATTTGTAAAGAAATCAGTAAATGCGCTGTTATCAGCATTTGCTAGAGTTTTTGCAGTTTGTATTATTTCCCTACTAGTACGTGTGATCATATTTCAATTCTCTTATATTTATTATGCAATTAGTTATTGCTATTTCTTATTTCAATAAGTCTTTTGAAAACGTCTTCTACAAGTTTATAAAGATATTCCTTGAACTCTGGTCTTTTGAAAAATTCATCTACTGTCAAATCAAGAATAGTATTATAAATGATCTCTTGTTTCAATGAAATGTAGCTACCCTCTTTTATGTGATTATAGATAATAGCCTCTTCATACAAGTCTTTTACTTTTGAAATAACATACTTTGTTCTGTAGTAGTGAAGTCCCTCTGTAAGATGTTGAGGTAAATCTCTAATTGTTCCGTCAAGACGAGTATTTACGTACTGTATTTGAGTACGAATTATTTCTCTTTCTTTGTCTTGAATACCAACAGAAAATCCTTTACCTTGAAAGGAAATCCAGCCTTTCTTTACAGCAATAATTCCTGCTGCCAAAACCAATGCGATAATTATTAGCAGTACCCAGTTTCCTGAAATAGCTGCCAATATTCCTGATGCGTGTTCCATAGTTTTTATTTTCTCTCCTTATCCTAAGTTTCTATCAGAAAGATACTGAGACCACGCATATTTCACTGAGTCAGCTATATCTGGGTGGAAAGTATCTTCATCAATTTTATATATAATGCAGCCTTTCTCTGCATTCCATTGCCATACTAATGCGTTACATTCTCTATCAAATGGGTCATTCTTTACAACTTGTAATTCACCTAACTCAAGTGCTTCAGCAAGTCTTGCCCACTGATAATTTTCATCCTGCTTATAAGCATTCTCTACTTGAGTAATTCCCTGGTTATAGAAGTCGACAGATATTTGCTGGTGTGATGAGTCAGCAACAACGTGAATATCTTCCATTGGTAAGTTATACTTTTTATGGAAGGCTTCAACTATAGACTTTGCTTTATTTACCAATTCAGTTGCTCCAGTTTTATTTTGTTTCCATTCACCAACAAGATAACCTTGTCCTTGAGCGTCAATAATAATTGGTGCAAAAGATGAGTAGTCTCTCCAACCATAGTCTACGCCAATATAACATTTTACAGGATGGAAGCCATCTGGAATAGCTTCATAGTATGTTCTCTTCGGTAAGATCATTCTTTCAGTATCATAAGCAATCTCACCAAGATACTCGCGTCTGTATGTAATGTTGTTTTTATCCCAATGGTTTTCTTCCAATACTTTTTCAAGTGCATGTTCATGGTCTGGAATAGTTGGATTATCTGCCATTGTAGCAGAAGAATGAGACCAATTTTCATCATTCAATATTTCTTCCCACTTACTTCCAGCAGAAATAGGAGCAGTTCCTAAACAAACTATTTCTCCATTTCTACCTCTTACGATTGGTCCGATAATATCTGTAAGCAAGTAGTAAAGTCCCTGCTGAGACTGCATCTCATCTATAATGAATGCATATGAGTCTTTACCTCTGAGCTTTTCTCTATCTGACTTTGAATTGTTACCCCAGAGTTTTATAGAGTTTCCATTGGATAATGTAATTTCATAAGCACCATTATCAATACGAGAAGTTGAGATATGAGCTTTTTCTATTGCATCTTTCAACTCTTCCCAGTATAAACCAGCAGTTTTTTCTAGTGTAAGACCAATAATAACAACTTCTCTAGGTTTTTCTTCTTTCTCCAAAACCATCTTCAATGCTAGTCTTACAGCAGTATGTGTTTTACCAGCACGACGGCCCCAGAGCATTGTTTTCTTTTTATTTGTATCATCAAATACTTTTCTTTGATACTCAAACAAGTTTTCACGAAGCAAATACTTAGAAAAGTCGGTGTTTGTTGCTTTCTTTTTGTTGTAATAATCAGAAGTGTTCTTTGCTATTTTATTCATAGAATTTATAGCAAACATAGCAGTATTAGCATCTTTGGATGCTTCTATTGATATTCTCTGAGCAGACTGCTGAATAAGTTTACCAAGAAAGGAATTGTTAGAAACTTTACCAGTGTCGAGTACTTCAGCCCAAGATGAGTTCAATACTTCTTCAATATCGTCTTCGGGCATAAAGAGAGTACAGCCACCAGGAGTTTTGACAGCTTTCATTGTCTTTCCGTTTACTGTACCAGTAGTAACTTTTGTAAGATTTCTAATTCCCTTTCCCATTTTAGTGCCTCATATTTCTTGGAGCAGACGGCATTGTAGAAGTCTGTTCAGCATCAACAGAAAGTGAGAACAAGTATATATTATTAGACTTCAAGAATATCTTCAATGCATTTCCTTGAAGTTCTTTTGGAACTAATCTAACTCTCATAAGATTGTTTTTCCATTCTGCTTTCTTTATTGTGTCTTTTACTACTTCTTTCTTTATTTCTGTACCATTGAGAGTGTCAAACTCAACTTCATAATCATAGTTAGCAGGATTATCAGAATAGAATACAAAGTCAACATACTTGTATTTTGTAAGAGTGTCAGGGTTACCAAGGTACTCTGTTTCAATATCAAGCGGAACTAATGTATTCCACATCCAAGGATTATATGCTTCATACTTAGAGTTAGAAATAACCTGACATCCAACATCAGTTGACTGAAGTCTGTCGCCAACAACATTTTCTATAATACAACTATCACCCTGAGTTTTGATGAAAAGTTTTCCATCTTCAAACAAGATATAAAGCGCTTGTTCTGCTGATGAATAAAGTGAGTCAACAATATCTCCCATATCAGCAAAAGATATAGAACGCTGTAATGTATTAGAAGCAGTATACAAGTACAAGCATTTATCCCATTTTGAATAGAAGTATGCTTCAGCTGAAGAGTTGGCAAGGAACTTCATACCAATAGCGTATGCTGTGAAAACATTCTGTGAATAGTCTGATTGTGAACCTAAGTAGTAAATACCTTGTCCATCAAAGTAATAGTTACCTGACTGAATTGTAAAGATTTCAGAACCATAATATACAGATGCTTTCATATTATATACCAAGAATGTTTTGTTATTCTTTGTATAGAAACGAGCAGCATAATTGTCACCAACATCTACAGTTGATGTAATGTAGTTTTCACCCTGTGTCTTTGACAAAATACCGATTGGGTAAATTGTAGTTTCAGCAGTTGGGAACCAGGATGTATCCGCAAAGCCAGAGTCATATGAATCGTTTACAACATTGGAAACCAAGTATCTTGAGTTTTTATACAAAACGTCCGTTGTTGCTTGTGAGTGTGTCCAGTATTCTTCAACGTTTTCATTATCATAAAATGCTTTAGTAATGTCTGCCCTGAAAATACCTTTCTTGTTATTCAGAACCTGCTTGTTTACATTATTCAAAACAGAAGAATCTACAAAGAAGTTTACAGTAACCGCAGGTACCAAAAATGATGAGGCAATGTTTTTTTCAAACAACTGTGAATTGAATCCAAAGCCATAAAAGTATACATCATTAGAAATTATAGAAGACCTGTCGCTTGGCATTACGTATTCAGTTCCAATGTAAGGGTCTATAATAGATTCCATTATGTATGGAATGAATGCTCTTTGGAAAGTAAAGTTTCCGTTTCTGCTTTCTATAATTACATTCTTTGGACCAATAATGTTTGTAGTAAAGACATAGTCAGTTGCTTTATCAATTTTTATTGTACCAGTTGGTTCAATAGTTGAATGTAAAACTTTTCCAGCAGACCAAGTAGCGAGGTATTTATTTGTTCCATCAATTGTTATGGAATAATTATCACCCATGTCATGTGGTGTGAATAACAGTGTTTTATTGTATGACAAAGAAATATTTGTCAGTGCATAGTTCTGAACTCTGAAATTATCAACAATACTGAATGAGAAAGGTACAACAGACAACAATGAATCAGAGCCAATACCGCCTAATGAATGGTTATAGAACCAAGTCTTTGCAGCCAATTGTTCAGTTGTCAATGGGTGTAAACGAACTACCCAGAGTCCACTTTTACTATATCCTTGAATTGATTGGGCACTAGAAAGTCCAGTAACAGAATACCATTTTGTTTCTTTCATAACAGATGAATCACTTGTTGTATAGTATGTATCATCGCTGTTCGTTTCAAGGAGTGAACTGTATGGACCGGCGCTTTTAGTATTCAAAACGTCTACTGTATCTATCTTTGTACCACTAGCATCACAAGTAATAAGCTTCAAAGGCTCTTCATAAATAGCTGTACCAAAGTTGTTATACTTCAAATAATGAATTGTATCATAAAAGAACCTTACCCATCCTTTTCCGTAATCCCAGTAAATACCTTTTTCATTTGTATTATTACCGAAGAATCTAAGATGTGGGAATACTTGTTCACCATCGTCTACAGAACCTGTTTTTCCAATTGGGGTAGAAAAGTTCATAAATGATATTTCAGTAGCACGAGCTCTTGACTGCCACGTTTTTTTCCAGTCATTAGTATCTTCAAATGAACCAATTGGTGAGCGTCTCATAGCGGGGATAGCTTTTACTTGCCACTGAGTGTCATTCACTATTTGAATTGCGTAAACATAAACATGTACCGTTGTTCCCAATACATTCGGTACATTTATGTCCATAATACCAAGATTGTTTTCAATATCTCCAGCACCAGACTGTGAACCACTTCTGTATGTATCAGGGTTTGAACCTAATCCACTTGTTTTTGAAGCCCATATTCCGATATCAACATCTTCTGTTTGATAATATGAGGAAGTACCAGAAGTTACTTTTGTTGCTATTGTTGGGTTTGATTGTGAAATAAAAGTAGTAGTAAACCTTTCTGTCTGTCTAACACCATTATCAAGAAACTTATCAGTAGTAGGATTGGTATATTCGTCGTATGATATAGGAAGTGTTGTTGGTCCGCTTATTTTATCATAAGTTGAAAGGTCAGAAGCTTGTGCAATAGCGTTTCTTTGAGTTGTAGCCTTGTGAGCACTATAAAAGAATGGCTCACCAGTTACTAAACCAGTTTCTGAAATAAGTCCTAAGCCATGTACAACCAAAGTATATGTATTGCCTTCATTTTTGTAAACATATCTTTTACGCATATCTTCTGAGTCAAAACCAAGATATGTAACACCATCAATAGTATAAGAAGTAACTGATTTTGAACCAAGAACAGCATTTATAGCATATCCGCCAGTGTATGAACCAGTTGAGCTGTATTTGTAAATGCCAGTCCAAGTAGGATAGTATGCTACTTCATAAAAAATGCCATTAGAAGAAATTGTACCATTTACATCAATAGCTGTTGGATAATTTGATGGAGTAGTAGGATAATCTGGAGTAACCTTTATAAGAGTTTTATTGTCAACTTTTCTAAGTAATGATACACCAAAAATTGTCTTTCTTGCAAAGATAACATCATCAGAAGTATCAAGAGTTTCATTTTCTGTTACAACCGCTTCAATAGTTGGTGTAAATGTTGAGTCCCCGGCAATAATGTTATTACCAAATACCTTTACGTTCTTTCCTGTTGTTGATAAGAAACCATCTCCAGCATTCTTTGTAATGTTATGAAGAACACCCTTATATGATAAAGAGTTTTTCTTCTTGAAAGAAAACTCTGGCTGTATGATATTATATGTCTCTAAGTCGACAGGTGAGTTTATTGGAATGTTTACCATTTATCTTATACTCCTCTAGCCTTTCTTGCCTTTTCTACTTTCTGAGCAAAAGACTCATATCCAGTTTCATTCAAAGGAGTACGACGAATAAGAATTTTACCACCATTGTTTAGTGTAACTTCAACTTCAACTTCAGCGCTTCCAAGAGCAATAGTGTTTACAATTCTCTGAAATGCTTCGATAGAATTATCTATATTTTTTATCTGACGTAAGTCTCTTTTTGTTTGTCTAGACTCACGTATACAATTTATAAGCATAGCCAAAAAGCTGTATTTTTTATCTTTCATCGTATTTTCCTTCTTATTTTATTATGCAAATGTCATCTGGAATTTCACCATAAGGGTCGTAGTCGTCTGAGTCGTAATAATCTTTGTTACCAAGAAGCCACTCTTCTACATTTTCATCTTTATCATCAGCATATACAGCAGTATTTATAATTTTATCGTCAGTAGGCCAATAACGCATAATCATAAAATAAGCGTATGAAATTGGGCTACGCATACTAGTAATGTCTTTACCTTTAGACTTTCTTTTGATAATATCCAGCATCCATCTCTCTGTAACAATTCTGCAGTTGTCATCGAGATTTTTAGTTGGTATACCTTTTAGTCTTTTCCACATAAGAGATTTGACAGCGTGAAAAAGATCACCGTAACAAGGCCACAAGTCTCTTTTGTCATTTGTTTTGTCAAACTTGCTAATGCATCTCAGAATGTTTTCATTGTTATCGTATGTTCCATCTTCACGCTGTGCCATCTTTTTATTCCTCTACTGGTACAACTGGTACAAAAAGTTCATTGTCAACTTCTTTCAAGAGTGCTTCTGGCTTGATATACTTGATTTTGTTTGCACAAGGACCAAGCATTGACATGTAAATAATATCATCTCTGCGGCAATCCTGAATAATGTTGTGCTGATAATTATATCCGAAAGCTTCTGGCATTGAGTGGCCCCAAAGTACAACTGATTTAGTAATACCAGCTACAAGATGATGTAAGCAAGAGTCAATTGAAACAGTACCAAGACAATTTGTTGACTTAGCCAATTCATAATAAGCCAAGTAAGGAACAGTGAATACAAATGTACCATCATAACGAGGTTCATTCGGCAACTGAAACATTACAACAGCAGTCTTTGGATGTTCCTGCTTGAAGAGTTGAATAAACTTTGCCGCCATATCAGAAGGATAATGGCGCTGAAGTGGTTCATTGTCACCATTATACGGAACTTTTCCCCAGTCGGGAAATTTGTTTCCCTTTTCATCTGTTCCAACAGGTACCTGAACCAATGGGCTCTGGCCGCCGTAAAATTGCATGATTACGAAGTCTTCAAAACCATTTTCTTTGATAGACTTTTCCATTTCTTTTACCTGATTTCCAATCATCGGAAACTTTGATACTGGATTTAGTTTTGTAGTCAAGTCTGAAGGTTGTGTTTTCTTATCGTATTTGATACCAAGTAAGTGAAGCCATGCCTGCTTATAATTCATTCTCTTGTAAATAAAATCGCTGATATCGTAAAGTCTTGTTGTAACAATCTCAGCATTTGCAGCTTTAGCATCAAACAAAAACTCACGAGCCTGATTTGGTGTATAAACGTTTTCTACGCCATCACAGCACTGAAATAAATCTGAATAAGGACTCATCACATTGAACTCGTATTCATCAGGATTTTTTTCCTTCAAATCAGTAATAACCTGAGTAAGACTTACATTCAGTCCAGTTCCACCTTGTACATTGATATAGTACTTCTTCATTCTAAAAAGTCTCCTATAGAATTTTTATTGTAGCAGCACCATTTTTCAGGTCTTGGAAGCTGCTGCTACTCAGCTATATTTTATTTAGTTAGTACCATTTTGAAAGTTCTTCAGAAATCCTATCTAAAATCTCTGGGTCTTTCTTCCAATAACGATACAGCCAATGAAGACATTCGTGAGTTTGTTTGTTCAACATCACGAAGTCATTTTCATTTGTCAGATTTTCGTATTCTTCTTCGTTTAGGTTCCTGTGATGTAGGTTTGCCCCCTTGCACAATTTCTTTTGTGTTATCGGGTCCAATCCCTTTTGTCTCACATTCATCTTGTGTCTGAAGTCTTTCCACTTCTTGCTTGCTCTGAAGTTTCGCTTTTTCTTTTGGCTCTCGTTCAACTTCTTTCGACTCCTTTATTATTTCTAATGCTTTTTCTATGCGACGATGACCCTCAATCCAGAATTCCATAAGCTTTTCAAGTGTTACAACTTCTCCATTCGGAAGCTCAATCGAACTACTTGGAAGCTCAATTGAATAATTGCTATCAAATTTTATTGAATCTTTTGCAGCTTGCATTTGTCCTAGTGCAAGCATTGAAAGTGCATTGTTCATTATTTCTTTCCTCTTCTAGTATTATAGTCTAGCCAAGAATTTATTTTTGCTATCTGCCTATGACAATAGTCAATATAGTCTGTGGTTTTAGCATCAAAGTTTTCCATCTGAGCATTAGACCAAAAATCAATATCATCAAGAGCTGCTGCAATTTGTGCAGCGCTTGCGCCAAAAGTAAGTCCGCTCTCATCCCAAAAATCATCTTCTACTTTCTTTCCTCGTTTAGTATATGCAAACATTTTATATTAGCCCCTTACTATAATAAACACTGGCATTGAGAATACTTCTTCCAAGATTTCTTTTTTTCCAAGACTTGCATTCATAGCTATAAACAAATATGAGACATAGTTCACTGTTTTGTCGCTATTACAATTTTTTATTGCTGGCAAAAACTCTGCAAATCCAGAAAATGGTACAAACCTGTTTCCAATATGTATAGTACCAGGCTTTCTTACTCTAAATTGGTTTTTACTTAGCTTTGTCAAGTCGACTTTTACCATGTATTTTGTGATCTTTACTGCCATTTTGCTTTCCCTGCTACAGCATCATAGCCGCCAGTAGCTCCAACTGCACCTTCGAATTCGATAATTCTCTCAAAATGAGATAATTTCCCGCATAATGGACAAATATGAGCTTCTACTTTGAACTTATCATATTCTGTCACTTTTACATCTTCATCAAAGTCCCTAAGGCATGCATTACAACGCCAGCGATAAAACATTAGTGCACCCTCTTTATAGTTATAATTCTAGCTGTAGTCGGCTTTCCGTTCTTGACACATACAGAATCATCAACTGAGTCATAAATACGGAATTGGTCTTTAGCTAATATCCAATGATTATTCTCATTATAGTCATGACGGACAGCAGCATAGCCTTTTTCCGGTAAGTCTTTATAAGAACTAATGTTTTCTTTCTTTTCTACATTGCATTCTATCTCTGCCCCAAGTTGTTCCGCTACCATTTTCATAAGTCCAACTGGATTTCTTACGTAAAATTCGTCTTCTATAAATACGCCAGCTTTGTATGCTCCAATAAGAGCAGCGACAGCAAAGCCATCACGTAAATGTTCTGGAACTTGTAAAAAGTCCAAAACAGCTTCAATATAGTCTATTGCTAAACAGCTGTTATCTCCAGCTTCTTTCAATATTGACTGTAAATTTTTCTTCATTTATATATCTCCTATATTATTAGTTAGTATTTCAGAAGATGATGCTTTCTTAGCATTTCCTAGAAATCTAAACTTTACATTTTTGCATTCATTCAGTACATCTTTTTCTTCTTGTGGCAATGATTCATAATCTCTGTCACCATCTTTACAGAATTGTACATCTTCATATCTTGTAGCAATGTATCTCAATGACTCAGCAATGTTATCATTATGATTTATCATTACAGCAACTTTACATTTCAAGTTCAGCTTACACCACATGATAATATTCTGTATAATGCTATGAAGCGGTTTTGCCAGTGGTCCATACTTTTTGTATTGCTGTGATACACTTTGTACTATAATAATTAGCATATCACAATCAGAAGCAGACTTCAAATAATCTACATAGCCAGGATGTGCATCTACACCAAAATAAGCTGCTTGGAAATAGCCAGAAATTACATTTGTCATTCTTTTACCTCAGTATCAGATATGTTACTGTTGTCCCTACAAACAAGCTCCCACAAATAATTGTAGCTATTTTCCACTTCTTGCAACTGGATTCTAATTTCTGCAACTGTATTTGCTGTTTGGCTGAGAATTTCTCCTGTTCTTCCAACAACATCTCTAACTTCTGATTGTCTGTTTGCAGCTGCTTCAAGTTCAGTTCGATATTGTTCACATTGTTCCATATAGGCGTGAAGTCGATAGGTTTGAACTCCT